CTACCGATATAACACCGATAAAAATCTCATCGAGGAACTTCCCAAACCCAAGGGCGAATACACCTACGTCCTAGCCATCGATCTCGGCTTCCGAGACCAGACCTCGCTTGCGGTGGTGGCCTACCATCCAAACGACCCCTGCCTCTACGTGCTTCGCATCATCGCGGAGAGCGGTCTCCTACCGTCCGAGGTGGCTCACCGTGTCCGCGCCCTTTGGAAGGCTCCGCACCTCAATTGCAACGGCCCTTATCCCTTCGTCCGAATGGTGTGCGATACGGGCGGGCTTGGCCTCGCCATCGTCGAGGAAATGAAACAGCGCTACCAGCTTCCTTTGGAGCCCGCCGAGAAGATCGGAAAAAAGGGCGTCATTGACGTGTTTAACGCGGACATGATGACGAGCCGAATTCGGCTCCTCCCCGAAGCACGCGAAGTAATCGACCAATGGGAAACGCTCATTTGGGATGAGCGAAAGCGCGCCCACAATCCGCCTCAATTCGTCGAGGATCCAAAGATGCCCAACGATATGGCGGACTCGATTCTTTACGCCTGGCGCGCATGCCGAAACTATCACGTGCTTCCCAATCCCGAACCGGAATTGGATCCGCGCTCGGAAGCAGGGTCCCGCGCGCTCTTTTTCAAGCAATTCCAACTGCAAAACAGCAAACCCGATGGGTGGATAGACGAATATTTCAGCAACTATAATGTGGATGGTAATCGATGAAACTTAAACCCGGTGTGCCCCTCGGAGGCTTCGGCTCGTATAAAGAGCGTCCGATCACGGAATACGAATTCGAAAAGCGGATGGATAAGCGTCTCGAAAGAGAAGCGCTGGCCCCTACCAAAGACCCGCTTCAGGCAAAGGAAACGCTTTGCCCCATATGCAAGGAATACACGGCCCAAACCGTGATGTGTCCGTCGCACATTCTTGGCACCTATCATCCCGAATTCAAGTTTAGCAAACCGTTCATCGTGACGTGCGTCGATTGCAAGGAACGCATGACGCGAATGGAAAACCTCGTGAGGGACAGCCTATGATTTCCAATCTCGATCTGCCCATCGTTGCCAAGCTCTTCCAAATGATGAAAGAGCATCAGATCACGAGCCTCAAGGTGGGTGAGGTCGTGATTGAGCGTCCGCATACGCCACCCCCGCTCTCGGCTATCCCCGAGAAAGAGCAAGCGCTTAGCGAAGCCGATGCATTCGCAAAGCTCCCGCTCGATAAACAAGACGCCATCATTTATGGCGAATTGAGGGGCATTGGCCCATGAAAAAGCCTCCAAGGATAAAAACAACAAGGAGTGCGACCAATCCAGCGATCGAAAAGCAAGTCTATCCGACCCGCAGTGGTGGCAAAGCGCGCAGTGCGCAAAACAAATGGTGGGACGCCGAGGTAGGCGAGGCGCATAACGATATCTTTGCGCTCGTAGCCTCTCTCAAAGCGAAACAAGCGCGCTACCGCCTGGAGCTCGCCACCCATTACCGATCTTACACCAATTACCAAGCCGTTGGCTTCGCAACGCAATTCTTTTCTGCGATGCGCCGGCAATACAATTACCGGATCTCGCTCAACCTCGTCAAAACGTGCGTCGATGCGGCATGCGCGCTTATCGCCAAAGACGAGCCCCGCATATTCGTCCTGCCTCAGGATGGCGACGTCAATTCAGACATCAAAGCGCGCGGGCTCCAAAAGTTTCTCGATGGGCAAATGGAAGCAGCCAACGTGTATTCCAATGCGCACGAGGTATTTCGCGACGCCTGCATATTCGGCAAAGGCGCCATCTATGTCTATTCAGATGGTGAGCAGATTCGTTCGCGTCAAGTCAAAGTCGATGAGCTGATCGCCGATGAAGTGGACGCAATGTATGGGCCCAACGAAGAGCCTCAAATGCTCTACCACCCGCATTGGGTGCCAAAGGCTCAATTGCTGGCGCGTTACCCAAAGTATGAAGAGCAGATAAACAGCGCTTACACCAATTATCGGGGCGAGATGAATGCGATGACTTCATTCGAAGCCGTCCAGGTAATCGAGGCGTGGCGCAAGCCCTCGGTCCCGGGCGGAGACGACGGAAGACACGTCTTATGCGTATCCGACGCCACCCTTGTGGATGAGGATTGGGAGAAGAACTATTTCCCCATCGTCACATTCTATTGGACACCTCCGCTCTACGGCTATCGAGGGATGGGCATCGCCCTCGAGCTCGAGGCGCTCCAAGCGCAAGTCAATTCGGTCATGCGCTCGATTGGCGATTCTCTGCACTACTACGCCAAGCCCCGGATCTTCATCGAGGCGCAAACCCAGCTCACCACCCAGATCACGAACGAAGGTTCTACGATCAATCAGTATTCGGGCAATCCGCCTCTGTTCGTCACGCCACCGGCGATGGCGGCAGACGTCTACTCCTATCTGCAATGGCTTTACTCGATGGCGTTCGCCCAGATCGGCCTTTCCCAGCAACAAGCCACCTCGGAGAAACCGGCCGGCCTCGATAGCGCGGTTGCGATGCGAACCTACCAGGATATCGGCACCCAGCGTTTCGCCATCATCGGCAAACGGTGGGAGCGCTGGCACGTCAAGGTGGGAAACATCATGATCGACATGAATAAGGATCTCGTCACGAAATCCAAGTCACCAAGGGTGAAGGCAGCCAACACCCGCGGAATGGAAAACCTCGAATGGTCGTCCGTTTCGATGGAAGACGATCGCTACCTAATCCAATGCTGGCCCACCAATATGCTTCCCGTCACGCCCGAAGGTAAATTGGCGATGGCTCAAGAGCTCGGCAACTCCGGGCTAATGCCTCCCGAGGTGCTTGTTAGTCAGCTCAAAATGCCCGTGCTCAACGATTGGTTTAGCGAATACACGGCAGGACGCGACAACATCAAAATGTGCATCGATAGCATTCTGTCCAAGGGCAAATACATCAGCCCCGAACCGCTCGTCAATCTGACCGAAGCAATCAATATGTCGGCAAGTGCACTTCTGCGGGCCGAATACAATGACGAAGACGAAAAGAAGATCGCTCTACTTCGGCGCTTCAATAGCGAAGCGAAAGCACTCTCGACACAACCCCAGCCCGGAATGGCGATGCCATCGCAAAGCGTTCCCATGGGCCAGCGCCCCGCGCCTCCACCCGCCACCTTCGCAACTCAAGGAACCGGTCAGGTTCCGCCACCACCCCCAGCACAATAAAGGAATGCCCAGCCAATGACGGATCAATCACAACCGAATGCCTCCCCACAATCTCAACAGGTAGCGCCGGCTACTCCCCAGGCTGAAACGCCACCTGCCACCATCCCGCTCCGAAAGTCGGGCTTGCAGGAACGTTCCAAGAACAATCGCCAAGTCTACCGGACGGTGTCCCGAAGCGCGTCCACCCAGGCGTTGGCCTCGCAAGCCAAGCCCGCCCAGTCGAGCGCCCCTGCGCCCGCCCCCACGGCGGAGAGCTCCGCGGAGGCATCAAGCTCCCAGGCGGACGCCAAAGACGCGCCAGAGGCCTCCCAGGGGCAGGAACAGCCCCACGCCGAGACCAGCGCCGATGCCTCCGCCGATGCGAAGGCGGAGCCCGAAGCACCGAAGCTCTCGGACAAGGAAGAGGCGGAGCGCCGAACGAAGCTGATGAAGCTCGAACAGCGCCAGGCGCAAGAAAAGGTAGAGCTCGCCAAAGCCCGCGCCGAAATTCAAAAGACGCAAGGCGAGATCGCCACGCTTCAAAAGGAGCACGCCTCCGATCCCATCGGAACCGTAAACAAGTATCTCGGCTCGCACCTCAAGCAAGCATTCAAAAAGGATCCGCTTGGCTCGCTCGCCAAGCTGGGCATTTCTGCCGACGACATAGCGGGCGTCATTTTCAATACCAAACCCGAGCCCAAAGAGGCGCTAGCGAAAGCGGAAGCCGATCCCGAGCTTGAGGCGATAAGGCGCCGGCAAGATGAAATCGAGGCCTCCCAAAAGGCGGATCGCCAGCGGGCTATCAATAACCAGGTATCCAATTTCAAGGCCAATGTTATCGGCCCACTAATTACGGACCCAAACCGCTACCAGCTTCTAAAGGCGGACCAAGGGGACAACGCAGTTCACGAGGTATGGTCGTATATGCAACTCAAATTCAAGCAACTGTCCGACAAATACGGCGGAGATAAGAACGTCCCCCAGGACCAATATCCCACCGCTCAAACAGCTGCCGACGATATTGAGGCGTATTTGAAGTCGAGAGCAGACCTTTATAACAGAGCCTTGGTGGATCCGACCAAAAACACCCAGGCGACCAGCAAAGAGACATCGGCAAAGCCAGCCCCCAGCAGTCAGAAACCGGCACCTTCGGTCAAACCCAAGAAACCTTTTTCTCATCACGAGGTAGCAAGTCGAACGAAACCTACTTACTCAATTCGACAACCGCGCTAAGTAAACCGGCCCCGCTTCCTTCGTGATGATCCCCCAACCCAAGGATCATCCCCATGACTGCTAATCTTACCAATCTAAATGACGACTTCAAACAAATGTATTCGGAGAACCCTCCCGAAGAGCTTATGTATACGGATCGCCCGCTCTACGGTATGCTCTCCAAAGAGACATCGTGGCAGGGCGCAAACGCTTCTACTCGCGCATTCGCTATCCCCATTCTTTGGGAAAACAATGCGGCCGTAGGCGGAAGCTTTTCCGTTGCCCAGGCTGCTGCCCTCCGCAACGTCTCCAAGCTAAACGCATTCCAGCTCACGTCGGTTCAAGCCTTCGGGTTTGCCTCAATCGATAGCGAGACCATGAAGCGCTCAGAAACCGATAAGGGCGCCTTTATGGACGTGGCGAAAATGGAAATCGATGGCGTTCACAACGCCCTCGCCAATCGCCTCCACCAAAACGGCTATGGCAATGGCACCGGCGTCATAGGAGCCGTTTCAAATGCAACTTTCTCCACCTCCGTTCTTACCCTCGCAAACCCCGAGGATTCCGTTCACTTCTCCGTCGGCGATGAGCTCATCTTCGCCCAAACCGCTTCGTCCTCACAACGCGCCTTAGGGTCAAACGGCACCGGCCTACTTGTTATCGCGGTCGACCGCGATGCTGGCACCGTCACCAGTGGCAATACCTCAGGCAATGCCGTCAATATCAATGACAGCACCTACGGTTGCCCCACCGTCTCCCAAAACGATGTCATCTTCCACCGCGGAGAGCAAAACAACGTTCTCATTGGGCTCGAAGGTTTCAATCCGCAAACTGCCCCCGCGTCAAACGATAGCTTTTTCAATATGAACCGAAGCCAGGATCCCTCACGTCTAGCCGGTAGCCGGCTCGACGGAACTTCCTACAGCATCGAGGAAGCAATCATCCGCGGTTCAAACAAGGTCGCCAAGCAAAACGGCGTCGTCAAAGAGGCTTTCTTGAACTTCAAGAAATACTCCGACCTCGTCCTTTCACTCGGAGCCAAGCGCGAATATGTCGAAGTCGGGCCAGAGGATATGCCATCGGTCGGATACGAAGCCGTCAAAGTAATTGGCGCTCGTGGCACAATCAATGTCATCCCTGACCAAGCCTGCCCATCAAACCGAATCTTCCTCACCAACCTTTCGAAGCTCAAACTGGTATCAGTGGGTGAGCCTGTCCAGGTCGAGGACTCAGACGGAAACTACATTCTACGCCGGAGCGATTCGAACGTGTATGAGTGCCGTCTAGCAAGCTACTCCAACATCGGTAGCTGGTCACCACGCGACGCCTGCAATATCCAGGTCGCAATCTAAAGCGTTCCCTGGGGAAGAGTTTCCCTGGCCCCGGGGCAACCTCGAAAGCCCGATCGTTTGCCATATTGCGATCGGGCTTCGATCTATCCAGCGCCCGACGAGGGCATAAGTTGGCATTCTCGATAGACTGTCCTGCGACGAGCTTCAACTGCCATGGCAGATTGTTTGCGCTTCCTGGACCTTCCCAAAAGGAAAACACCACCATGGCCAATCCGTATCTTTATCAGTTTCCGAAAACCCACGAGCCCGAAGAGACCAAAATCGACGGTTACTGGGGCCTCGATGGGTCAAGCAATATTCTACCGCTTCGCCCCACCCAATCCCGTTCCGTGTCCGGTGTCCCATACACTCGGGCCAAAGGGATGACCAATAGCATTGGCTCCGGCGCTTCGGCGACAACCCAGCCCCACCTTTCAACGGGCGTCTACAGCTTCACTCTCAACGAGCCATGGGTTGCCCTTGCCGGCGCGTCCGTCGAGTGCGGATGGGATGGCTACGCCAGTGCTCCGCTCCTCCACACCGTCCAAGCCAACGTCACCGGCGGGGGTGTCGACGTAGCAGGGTCCACCGTTCCAACGGGCAATCAGCCCGGCAACGATCCAGCAATCAATCACCAAACTGTCATCGTGAAATTCTTCAATGCGTCGCACGTTCTCACCGACCCGCCTGCCAACAGTGGCTTTTGGCTTAGCCTTACCCTTCTCAAATTGGACACACCATAATGGCTTCCCAGGATAGACCAGGGCTCGCCATTCTCGTGGCGAGTAAGAAACCCGACGATGCCAAGGATAAGCCTGCCGAGGGCGACGACGGAAAAGAGCATCTTCAGGTAGCGATCAAATCGCTCATCAAGGCCATCAAGTCGGGCGACACCGATACCGCCGTGGCTGCCTTCGAGGCAGCCGTTACCGCCTGCAAGTCATACGACGATGATGACGACGACGAGGGACAAGAGGAAGCCTCTCCAGAGGAGGAATAATTGACTACCCTCGCGGATCTCCGCCAATCCGCCCAGTGGAAGGCCGATAAGGTCGACACCGACCCCAATTCGTTCATTCCACTGGCTCAGTGGAATTACGACATCAATCAGTCAATCGGCGACCTTTATGAGAAGGTCACCAATACCAATCAGGATTACAACATCACGCAAGAGGTTTTCCAGGTCGGCTCCGGCGACGGCTATAACACGCTCAACCTTCTAACGATCCCGGATTTCTGGAAACCGCGCAAAGTGGACGTCTTCGTCCAAGGCTTTACGCAAGATCCTTGGAAGCGCCTCAAAAAGATCCCGCTCGACGAAAAGCAAAAGTATACGAATACCCTCGTTGCCCCGCTTCTTCAGCAACCGCAAATCTTCGGCTACTGCGTCTATGGCGCCCACCTCGAGATATTGCCCCCAGCGTCGGCCAGCGGAACCTATCGCCTCTGGTATATCCCGAAGGCCCCCACGCTCGTCAATGACACCGATAGCATCGATGGCGTGTGGCTATCGGTCAATGGGTGGGACGAATACGTAGCGCTCGACGTCGCGATCAAAGCCCTCCAAAGAGAGGAAAGCGACGTTTCCACGCTCATGATGCAAAAAACCGAACGGCTCGCATCAATCGTCCGTAGCGCCTCTTCGCGCGACGCTGGCGAGCCCCAAAAGATAATCGACGTCACGGGCGACCGCTACGGATACAACGACCCGAACGACCACAACGGCGGATGGTGGTGACGCGATGAAGCTTTTCCGCCAGCTCAAAACGAACCTCGAAGCCGTTGATAAGAACTTCAACAATGTCTCGGACAGTATCGCTTCGATGGCCGTCAATCCTCTTTCATCGGCGAAAGTGATTCAGCAGGTAAATCTTACGTCGGGGCAAACCGTGCTCGTCAATCACGGTTTGGGCCGGCGCTACCTCACTTGGTGGACCGCTAACCCGTCGGCGTTTGCTCGAATCAAAAACGCCCTCAATCCCGATGCGAGTCAATTCGTAGCACTCGTGTCCGACGCCGATCTTACCGTCGATCTTATTGTCTGCTGATAAGGAGCTTACCCTTGGCGAAT